CATCTGTTGGTACGCAGCTTTGCTAGCCTCGAGCTCGGCGATAGAGACTTCAGTGATTACTTCTTCCTCGTAAGTTTCAGTGATCCTGTACTTCTGTTGGTTATCTTCGTCGGTAAATTTTTCCAGTTGAGTGTCTTTAAGTTCCATGTGTGTATGCATACAAATAGTATGTTGTTCCTCCTATGTCTATTGCTAATTGATGGCTTAGCGTGCCAGGGTTAGTGATGGCATCAGAAGGAGCTTTGATTAGAGGCTCGTCTACTGAGAAAGATCCTAAATTTATTCCTCCAGGGTTTCCAGCTCCTGCGTTGTTTGAAACTATATCAATTGCATATATATCTCCTGCATTGTTAGAATCTTGGTCTATGACTATAGCATTACCTGTAGTTCCGTTCATGTCTATTGATAAAGCTGTTCCAGTTGAATCTTGTTGAAGTCTTAATACTTTTGCTCCCGTTGCTAAGGCATTATTATTGTGTATGCTTACTAGTGACCTACTGCTAGTGTCAGCGGAGTTAGATTCAAGTTGCATTAGTCTGCCTGTCGTTAGTGCATTTGCACCGGCAATCCTGAATACATTGCCTGTAGTGGTGGCAGGTGATTGGATTTCTATTGCACACCCCGTATGAGTTGTTGCTTCAGAGTCAATGTGAAGAGCTGAACAATTTGCATCTTGGTCTAATTTTAGGCATTTAGTGTTTACTGCTGCTGTATTTTGGTTCCGGATGAAAACTAAATCTCTGGCGCCTGTATCTGCACTGTTTGATACGGCACTTATTATTCTGCCAGTTGTTAAAAAGTTGGATGAATTACAATCTAGGACTCTTCCAGTAGTTATTTGAGAATTTTCGATGGAGATACATTTAGATGTTGTTGCTTCTGAGTCTATGCTGAGAGCTATAGAGTTTGTGTTTTGGTCTATAAATAAACTTCTGTTTTGGGCTTCCTGTCTTAAATATAGCAGGGTCGTGTCTGTTGCACTTGAATGATTATTTTCTATGTAAGCTAGTGATCTTGTTGCGTTGCTAGGAGATGCAGAGTAAATGCTTAGTGCTCTTCCAGTTGTTAAATCGTTGGCCTGCGTGATACCTATTATGTGGCTTGTTGTAGTTTTTGGTGTGTCTATGTAGAGTACGCGGTTTGTAGTTGATTCTGAATCGATGATTAAGGCGGAATCATTTTGGTCCTGATTGAGTATTAATTTGCTGTGTATTGTTAGAGTTTGGTTGCTAGGGTTAATATTTTGTATCTCTACGTACTTCCTAGTGCCAGACATGTTAGGCAGAATCATCTCTGTACCTATAGGTGTCACTGTGTTCACCTTAGGTTTCATGCTACGTATAAATCGGTTAGTTTTAGAGGCCAACCTTACGTCTCCTTGCCACTGTTGACCCTTTGGTAGGATGCAGGTTCATCTTTCTATCATATGTTTTAGTAGTTTCAGCAGTGATTCCAGATGTTACAGGGTATCGGTTAGCTGTAGCTCTCGTTTTGATTGTTCCAGTTAATACCATAAGAATATAGAAGTAAAAGAAAAATATAAAGTTTTGGGTTTACCGCCAAGTTCACGCGGAGTTCTACGCTGCTTGTATGACATAACCAAAGCCTAACCTTTCATTCATAGCAATCTTTACAGTGTCTGCTACAACAGGTGTACCTGTGTTGAAGGTTAGTTTGCTTGCGAACTCGTTAGCGTCACAACTGATCATATCACCTGATGGTACTCCATGGTCTGCACCCGTGCCTGAATCAGCAGTATCATCCTTCAGCTTCCAATGGTTTACAAGGTCTGCCACTTGAGGGGTTTCTCCTCTATAGTCTTGTGCAACTTCATCTGCTGTGAGTGCTGCGTTGTCAGATGTAGCATGACCCCAGACTTTGACGTCACTAATGTAACCTTTGAACTCTACAGTTATACTAGCATCACCTGATTTGTTGGCTGCACCAATCAGACCTTTATCAAGTCCACCTAGTTCTGCTCCCCAACTGTTTAGGTCTGTGGAAGTGTCATGGGTTGCATCAACTTTCACTCCATCTACGTATAACTTCACGCCTAACCCGTCTGCTGCCTGTACTACAGCTACATGATGCCAAACGTGAGGTTTGATGACAACATTATCACTTTGTGTTACAAACTGTGCAGTTGTGTTATCGGTTGAGCGCATGGTTAGCAGTCCGGTTTCTACGCTAAACTGTAGGAACTCTACCACGTTATCATCACCACAACAAAAGATAGTGTATGCACCTGCATCATCTGGACACATGATCCATGCGGAGATAGTACCTTTAGCCCAAGCTTTCATAGCTACAGCTGCAGCGTCCACTTGTAGGAAATCGTCTACGTCTCCACCTAATAATCTAATGCCACTTTTAGTTGGATGTAATCTTCCTACGACTGTGTATTGGTCAGTTGTTGCCATGTTTAAGCCTCCGGTACTGCTTGTTTCGTCCCATCTTTATACTACAGTGTCCGTGATCTTATACACTGCGTTAGGGTTTGGCCTGATTGCTTCACCTTCTGCCCAGACTCTTACCTTCTTTCCGATACCTGGATCGTCTACGACTGCGGTGGTCAGTGACATGAACTCTTTCCATACGACTGCCTTATCTGGTAGGAATACTACAGCTTGGTCAGTGGTAGCGTTCTCTGATACTACAACTTTACAACCTAGGAACTCCATCAGTACGCCACTCTTCACTTTCTCACTTGAGAAGCTAGGGATGCTTGAACCTTTAACTGAGATGATCCAGTTTAGTAAGTTCTTATACTCTACAGAGTTAATGTATAGTACAGCGCCTGATGTTTCATAACTGTACGATCTAATCTGTTGCAACGCTGTTGTGATATCTTTCACTGGATCACCAGTAGCTGCATCGTCCCAACCGTCAGCTGTTGCTGCACCTGCCAGACAACCTGACGCGGTCAGTACAGTGTATAACCTGCTATCAACTTGATAGTTTACAGCTCGTACAACATCTTTCACCATGTCTGCCCACACGTCCGGGTCACAGTCTTTGATATCTTCGATTGAGATCAAAGGACTTTCTGCGAAATACTTCTTCACGTATGAGGTTGTCCTCGTATAACTTGGCTCGGTTGCGACTGGCAAAGACTTGGATGAAGTGTTTGCGATCAGAGTTGAAGTTACTCCTGTCGTGGTCGGACCTGTTAAGAACCCTGCTGTTTTTTGATACCATCGGATCTCTCTCGCCGATGTGCTTACGACTCTACAAAAATTCTTAAGGATTATACCTTCTTCAGCGAAGCCTTCAACTAGCTTGTGAATGTCTATACCCCTTATGTCTGCTTGACCTGCGGTGTCTGCCATGTTTTTATACCTCTATGCTAGATTGAACGACATAGGCTTTAGTTCAAATAAGAATGTTTCTCCATCCGTTGCTGTTTCTAAAGCAACGCCTACAATATTTTCTGAGTTTACGTCTGCGTTAACCAGCTCGTTAGCTGCACCAGTAGCTGTGTCAGTAATTATACCTAACCCTGCTGTAACTCCAGCCGCGCCAGCGTACCCTTTAAAGATTCCTTCTCTATATACTGAGATAGTTGTCCTGCCGTCACTAGCTATTTTTTCTTCTGCTGCAATACCAGCACAAGCGTCTGTGTCCCCTGTGGTAGTCGCAGCTGTCATTGGGTCTGTTAATAATAGAACTGCTCCTTTTTCAATACCTGCACCGTCTGCACAGGTAAACGGAATTGGGACTCCCGTTTCATAAACTAATGTTGTTTCGAGTGCCATGCCTTATATTAAGGCTGGATATTATTTAAACCTTTGCCTTAGATTGCAAATGTTTAAGCACCACTTGGTCGAGTTCTAGCTGCAATTTTTGGGCAGCTATACCTTTTTCTACCCGTTGGATAGTCTCAGTCACTAGCGCTTCTTCCTTGGACTCAGCCATTTTAATACCATCTTCTTTATCTTCAATCATTTGATCTCACCTTTCATCACTTTTTCAGCATACTCTTTAGGAGTTTCTTCTTTCTCTTCAGGAGCAGGTACACCAGCTTCAGCCTTACCTGACAGCATACGCTCAGCTTGTAACTCTTGCTTCTGTTTAATGATTTCTTCTTTTTCTGCCTTAAGTTGATCTAAGACAGCTTGCGCCTGTTCTATAGGAGATTGCTCTTTAGGAGCCTCCTCTGGTTGTTTAGGATCTTCCATTTTTTATTTCCTCTTTGATATGTTTAACATCAGTTTCAAGTTTTATAATTTTCGGTCCAAGATAGAATAGGACTATTGCTCCTAATCCCAGGTCTCCGAACTGTACTATTTGGTCGATCATTGTCTCGCCGCCTCAAATTCTCTAGCGCTAATCTGTGCTCTTACAGTAGATTCTATGTTATCTGGCAAGTCGAAGATATTAACCTCTCCAGCATCTACCATCGCTATAGCTTCTTCAACACTTAATCCTGCTAATTCTTCAGCTCTAGCAGTTTCTTCAGCAGCAGTTATCCCTTCTTTATTAGTTCTGTCTGTTCTTCTTTGTGCACTTTTTCCAACTTCTATAGAATGTTCTATGCACTGT